GGAACGCTCTGTGCTATCAAATGAATTGAGCAAGATGCAGAGGGACGGACTGATACGGTGCAGAAAGAATCATTTTGAGATCATAACTGTTACCTATCTTCCAGGATGATTTCATCTACTAAAAAACGCCCCGTATCACTAAATCAGTGATACGGGGCTCATCATATCTTTTCACTTCTCAATAATAACCGACGTCCCTGACTTAAAACGAAACTCGATAAAGACATCGCATACCTTTACATCCTTCAACAGCTTCCTCACCAGCGTCCCATCAAAGTTCGTGATGGTGCGTGGCTGGGAATTAATGAAGTTGCAAAGCGCCTGTATACGGTCCCGGTGCTCAGCTTTGGCAGCTTCGTCCATATTAGTCTGCTCCTGCTGTTCACGCAGCAGAAGTATTTCTTCCACAAGGTCATCATAGTTCTGTCTGCTCTCCGTTCTGTCTATCAGCTCCTGCTGCAACTGATTCATTCTTGCTGCAAGGGCTTCTGCCGACTGCGGATTACAAAGATTTATGGCTGTTTTCAGGTTTTCCTTTAGGTGGGACAAATATCCGTCGCTATTCTCGATCATCTCATTTAGCGCATCAACAAACGCCTGCTGCAATAATTCTTCGTGGATAGTTCGGGAGTTGCAGACAGTTTTATCCTCCATTCGGGTTTTGCACCGCCATACTATCGACTTCTTACCGTGGTTATACCAATGAATTCTCCGGTACTGTGCTCCGCAGCACTCGCAGGTAATTATCTGAGAAAAAGGATTGTTAGCGCTGAAGCCTCTGCGAATGCCGTTCTTATCACGTTCTGAGGATCGACGCGCCATTTCTTCCTGCACCTTCATATATATATCTTTCGGAATAATTGCCTCATGGTCGTCCTCGATGTAGTATTGCGGCAGAACCCCATTATTCTTTCCCCTTTTCTTGTTAAGGAAATCTATGGTATAGGTCTTTTGCAGGAGCGCATCTCCCATATACTTCTCGTTCTCCAGTATCTTGCGGACGGTGCTGTCGTGCCAGCGTGGATTGCCTCTTGAAGTCAGAATACCGTCTCGCTCCAATCCGCGTGCTATCTTTTGGCAGCTGAAGCCTTCAAGGTACTCCCGAAAAATACGTTTGATTATCTCTGCTTCTGCAGGATTAATGATCAGATGCCCTTCCTCGTCCTTATCATAGCCGAGGAAGTGTTTTGCATTTACCATGACTTTCCCCTGCTGGAAGCGGTACTGGATCCCCATTTTTGTATTCTTGCTAAGGGATTCTGATTCCTGCTGTGCCAGAGATGCCATAATGGTTATCAGGACTTCTCCTTTTGCGTCCATCGTGTTAATGGACTCCTTTTCAAAGAAAACCGGAATGTTGATCTCCTTCAGCAGACGGATATATTGCAGACAGTCCAAGGTATTTCTGGCAAAGCGGCTAATAGACTTCGTAAATATCATATCTATTTTTCCCTGCTTGCAGTCTTCGATCATAGCATTGAACTGATCTCTCTTTTTGGTATTGGTAGCGCTGATGCCTTCATCCGCATACACCCCGACAAACTCCCACTCCGGATTTGTCTTGATAAACTCCTCGTAATGCTGTATCTGCGCCTCGTAACTGGATGCCTGTTCCTCATTGTCCGTTGACACACGGCAGTAAGCCGCCACCCGCAGGCGCTTCACTTCCTCCTTCGCTGCCGCATTACCTTTCTGCGGTTTCGGAGGAATGACGGTCATGTTTTTCATGTTTTCACCTCTATCAGACTATAAATGTATTCTGCTTGCTCTGCCGGATCGTCGAAATTCGTCTCCGCAGCAGCCAACTCAAACGCCTTGTGTATCGGCGGTGCGGTATACCGCTTTTCGCAGCCGTGCAGATTCGCACGATGCAGTCTTCTGCCGTTTGCCTTTGCAAAGGTCTCCCGGCTGATGATCGCAGGATAGTAGTCGGTTCCGATGTAAGCATCCTGCATCAGGATTCGCTTGACAGCACTGTGCTGCATGAGAACGCCCGCATTCGCCGCAGCCGCCTTCATGCTCAGCCCGGAAATGTAGCCGTTGAATATGCTGATTATGATTCCGGCTTCCTGTTCGTCGATGACAGCTTTGCCGTTTATGATCTTGTATCCGTACATAGTGCCTCCTTCAATGTCAGCCCGCATTTCAGCTTGAAGCCGACGCTGTCCCTGCTGAAAACGATGATGCTGTCCACAAAAGAAATGAACAGTTTCTCGTGATAGGTGTCCTGCGTTTCCGCTGTATCGATAAAATGCAGCAATTTTTCCGTTTCCCGCAGCATCAGACCTGATTCGATATTGCCGAGGTTCTGTATTTCCCGGCGGGATTCCTCGTTCTGCTTCTCGATGCGGTTCAGCTCCTGCGTATACATGACTGCATCAATGATGCCCTTTACACGGAGCTTCTTCAGTTCGCACTTCCGGTCGGAATTCTTCTGGATGCTCTCCTTCAGGCTCATAATACGCTGCAGGTTTTCGTCACTGCCTGCCACTCGCAGTGCATTGTAATACGGTCGGAGCAGTATCTTCCGGGTGAATATGAGCTTGTTCAGCATCGTGGTGAAAGCGGACTGAAAAGCCTCCTCGTGTATAAACTTCATCGAGCAGCTATCCTTATCTGCAATGTGTTTCTTGCAGCACCAGCTGATTCCGCTTGAAATCACCTGACGCTTGAACCTGGTGCCGCACTCCCCGCAGATGATTTTGCTGCTGAAAGCGAACCTGCGCTGATACTTTTCATCATCACGCCGGATGCCGCGCTCTCTGAGCCGCTGTCCCAGCACTTCATGTGCTGTCGCGTACAGCTCCCTGCTGATGATCGCCTCGTGGTGGTCTTTCACTTCCGGACTGTCCACGTCGCCCTTGTTCCTGTGCCTGCGGAAGTTGTCGTCCGTATAGGTCTTGTTGTAGCGGACGTCACCGACATACTTCTCATTATTCAGAATGCCCATGATCGTTGTGGTACTCCACTTGCCGCCCCTGCGCGTCTGCACACCCCGGCTGTCCAGTTCCTTGCCGATCTTATGCACACCCATGCCGGAAACGACGGACTCGAAAATGAAGCGGACAATGTCTGCTTCTTTCGGAATGATCGCATAGTTTCCGTCACTGTCAAAGGTGTAGCCGTATGGCGCTGTTCCGGCTCTGTACCTGCCGTTTTTGATGCGTTTCTGGTTGCCCCACTTTACATTCTTGGAAATGGACGCTGATTCCTCCTGTGCCAGACTGCTGAGGATTGCCAGAACAAGCTCTGTTTCCATGCTGCCGGTATCCAGCTTCTCTTTCTCAAAGTAGATGGGGACGTTATAAGAAAGCAGTTCACGCACCAGTTCAAGGCAGTCCGTTGTATTGCGGGAGAATCGGCTGACGGACTTCGTCAGTACATAGTCGATGCGTCCGATGCAGCATTCATACAGGAGCGCCTGCAAGCCGTCGCGGACATCAGCCTTCGTTCCGGTGATGCCGAAATCATAGAATATACCCGCACACTCCCATTCGGAATGCAGCCTGATCCACGCTTCATAATGTGCCTTCTGCGTTTCCAGACTCTCGCGCTGGTCGTCATTATCGGTACTGACACGGCAGTATGCAGCCACGCGGAGCTTCTTTTTCTCAGCAGGCTGCGCTTCAATTGTTTTGACTGTCATTGCTTTACCTCCTTGTCAGTATCGTATATTAACTCTGATTCGGTGATTTTTCAAGTGATTTCGGTAATAAGTCCGCGTACATCGGAGAGAATGTCTGCCGGTTCAGATCGGTTAATTTGTCGTATTCGTCAAATGTGATCATACCTCTGGCGTAGAGCAGTTCCGTGATTGCCTGCGCCTTGTAGTAATTGATCTCATCAATGACCTGATTATGCTTCATAAAAACAGCTCCTTTCACTATACGGACATTCAGGCGCTGTTTTGATGGGGTGTTTATAAAAAACGCTCCCGCGAGAAAAAACTCACGAGAGCGTTACTGTTATGTCGTTTATCTATAATCTAGTGGAGTGATTCGCTGCATTATAAGACAGTTATCCACATAAAAGTTTTGCCCTTGATGTACTTCAATCGGGGGGCAATTAGTTGTATTTGGCTATGACAAATAGGATCATATCTTCTTTCCGGCCCGGGCATCTCTATACAAAGTTAAAACAAACCAGGTTAGCAGAATGTAAAAACTGATAAAGATAACACCAGTGAAAAACAAAAGTTTATCTCCTGTTTTTTCTGCATCTGCGTCTTCCTTGACATATGAATGATCGGGATCATCAGGGTCATAGCATACAGTGACACCCTCACCTTTGAATGATACTGATGGTGTATAATAAAACTTGACACAATCCAGCCAATCAATGTAAGATAAAATAAAATAAAAAAGGAGCGTGTCAAAAATGGGAACAGGAAGACAGTATGATGAGGAATTCAAGAAGCAGGCGATAAAGCTGGGAAAGGAAGTTGGAATAAAGGCAGCAGCGGAGGAGCTAGGTATACCGAAGGGAACATTGGGAACATGGATGAAAAAGGCGAGAACCGGCGAAATAGATACCGGCTCAGGAACAAGAACGCCAGAAGAATCTCTGAATCTCGCAGAGCAGCTGCAGGCAGCAAACAAGCGAATCAAAGAGCTTGAGAAGGCAAATCGAGAGCTTGAAGAACTGAATGAATTTCTGGAGGAAGCGTCGGCTTTTTTCGCTGCGAGCCGTCGGAAGTCAGGAAAGAAGAACGGTTAAAGTTTATTGCCCAAAAGACCGATGACGGCAGAATTACAGGAAAAATCAGCTTTTATTGCAGAGCATTTGATGTTACAAGACAAGCATTCTATGATTATCTTGAAAGAAAAAGCAAGCCTTGGAAATATGAATCGCTGGTTGAAGAAATGATGAAAATTCATAACGAGGATAAGTGGAACGATACATACGGCAGAGATCGTATGTACATAGCCTTGAAGCTGAAAAGTCAGGACGGAGAGATTTCTGTTTCTATACCAAGCGAAAGTACAGTCCGCAAGGTTATGGAACAGGTTGGACTTATCCATAAGCCTAACAGAAAACCGAATGGTATCACCAAAGCAGACCGTGAAGCACGCAAATCTGAGGATCTTCTGAAGCGTGATTTCAGTGCAGATAAGCCGCTGAAAAAGGCGGTAACAGATATTAGTGAACTCAAAGCAAAGGACGGAAAAGTCTATGTTTCGGCACTATTTGACTGTTTTGACCTGATGCCTTTGGGTCTTGTCATAGAAGATAATATGAGAGCTTCTCTTTGCTGTCATACAATTGAAAACGCAAAAAAAGCCTATCCTGACATCAAAGGCTGCATCATACATTCCGACAGAGGGAGCCAGTATACAAGTGCAGAATATCGGGAGAAACTGCAAAAATATGGGATGATTCAGAGTATGAACAGTGCAGGCGGCAGATGCCATGACAATGCTCGCTGCGAAAGTATGTGGGGAAGAATGAAAGAAGAATTATTTTACAGCAGAGGTGATAAATCTGAAAATTATACTATGGCAGAGTTAAAAACCATGATCTGGAGATATTATATGAGTTATTGGGCAAACAGACGGATATGCACGGCAAACGGTGGTCTGCCTCCGGCAGTCAAGAGAAGACGATACTATGAATGTGCAGACATTGCTGCTTAAATTCGTTCGAGAGAAATGTGTCAAGTATTATTGACAAAATCAGAATGCTTCGAGCAGCGGAGAGATAATGTCATAGATCGTCTGCCATACAGTCGTAATGACTGACCAGATGGCGTTCATGACTGTTGTGATTGCTGTATGGATGGCGTTCCACACAGTCTCAATGACGGTCTTGATGAGATTGATTTTTGTGGTTACATCGTTATAAATTGCCGTCCAGATACCGACAAAAAAGTTCTTGATGCCTGTCCAGATGTTGGTGAAAAATGTTGCAATGCCATTTACGACACCTGTAAAGAAGTTTTTGATACCGTTCCAGATACCGACAAAAAAGTTCTTGATTGCATTCCAGACATTCACCCAGAACTCTTTCACTTCGTCAAGGCTTGTGCCGAAAATGTTACACAGCACATTCATATAGTTTTGGAGCGTGTCTTTCAGGAAGTTCCATACCGCTACAAAAATACCCTTGATGCCGTTCAAGACTTTTTCCCAGTCACCCGTGAAGATACCGATAAAAATGTCCAACACATTCAGTAGGATATCCGTTACCGCCTTGAAGATGTTAGCAATCTGCTGAAATACGCCCTCAAAAATCGGCGCAAGAAAATTGCACAGTCCTTCCCATACAGCTTTAATGACCTCGCCGATGTTCTCAAAGTCGAAGCCTAAAGCGTTGAGACGGTCAACAATTCCCTGACAGAAGCCGGAGAAAATGCCCTTGATCTGCTCCCAGATCGCCGTGATCTTATTTCGGAACTCCTCGTTGTTTTTCCATAGATGCACGAAAGCCGCTACCAAAGCAGCGATAACCGCAATGACAGCGACCACGGGCGCAGAGATACCGCCGATAGCCGCACCGAACGAACTGAATGCCGCCTTTGCACCTGCAATAATGGTCGGCAGATTGGAAATGAACTGCATGAGCTTGCCGACTGTGACCATTGTTTTGCCGACAACGACTAAAAGCGGACCCAGTGCAGCGGCTACCAGAGCGATTTTGACGATCGTTTCTTTGGTCGCCGGATCCATTTGATTCAGCTTATCTACCAGAGCTTGAATTTTGCTAACGATAGCACGGATCGCAGGCATAAGAATTTCACCGAAGGAAATGGCTAATTCTTCAAGCTGCGATTTCAGAATGGTGAGCTGACCGCCGAGGTTGTCCTGCATGACAGCGGCCATTTTTTCGGTAACGCCGTTGTAGCCGTCCACTTCATCGGAACAAGTGCTGATCGCACTGTTCAACTTCTCAATATCTGAGGGTGCGGCGTTCATAACTGCAAGAAAACCGGACATTGCATTTTTGCCGACAAGTGCTTGTGCCGCAGATGCTTGTTCCGATTCCGACATCTGAGAGAATGCCACACGACAATCTGCGAGAATATCATTCAGATCACGCATCGAGTCGTCAGCGTTTGTGGTTGCGATCTCAATCTCTCCGAAGCTCTCACCGCAGAATTTCACCTCTCCGGCAAGCGCATTCATCATAGATCGGAGCGCCGTACCTGCCTGTGAACCCTTGATACCGCTGTTCGCCATGAGACCGATCGCCTCGGCAGTATCCTCACAGGAGAACCCCAAAGCACCGGCAACAGGCGCACAATACTTAAAGGTTTCACCCATCATGGACACATTGGTATTGGCGTTGGACGATGCCGCCGCAAGTACGTCAGCAAAGTGTCCGGAATCAGCGGCTGTCAGTCCGAAAGCTGTCAGAGCGTCAGTAACGATATCCGATGTGGTAGCCAAATCCTCGCCGGATGCGGCAGCAAGGTTCATGATACCTTCGATACCGTCAAGCATATCTCCCGTTTTCCATCCTGCCATTGCCATGTAGTTCATGGCTTCTGCGGCTTCGGATGCGGAGAATTTTGTCTTGGAGCCCATCTCACGGGCTTTGTCTCTCAGGTCTTGCAACTCGTCACCGGTCGCACCGGATACAGCGGCGACCTTGCTCATGGCAGTGTCGAAATCCGATGCCGTTTTCACAGCGGCAGTACCGGCAGCAAGGACAGGTACAGTCACATGGGTAGTCAGTGTCTCGCCCACATCGGCGATTTTGCCGCCGACCTTTTCGAGCGTTTCTCCCGCCTGACCGATTTTCACAAGAGCCTCTTGGGATTTGGTTGCCTCCGTTTGCAAATTCTGAAGCTCCTGCTCGGTCTCGATGATCTCACGCTGAAGGGCATCGTGTTGCTCCGGGCTGATCGGGTTGCCAAACTCATCGGATACATCCTTTGCCTGCTGTTTCAGAGATGTCAGTTCATCGGTCGTTTCCTTAATCTCACGCTGCAAAGCATCGTACTTCTCCTGAGAGATCTCACCTTTGGAAAGCTGCTTATCGGCGGTTTTCGCCTGTTCCTTCAGTTCTTTCAGCTTGTTTTCGGTCTCACCGATCTTCTGCTTGATCGGATCGTATTTTGCCTTCCAAGCATCGTAGTTGTCTTTGGTTTTGGCGGCTTCCTCGCTGGCTTTTTTCAGGGTATCCAGCCGTTCTTTCGTGCTTTTGACGGCATCACCGAGGAACTTCTGCTTTTGAGCAAGCAGCTCTGTATTCTTCGGATCGAGTTTCAGCAGCTTTTCGACATCTTTGAGCTGAGTCTGTGTGTTCTTGATGTTCTTATCGACACTTTGCAGTGCTTTTGATAGCTTCGTAGTATCGCCGTTAATTTCAACGGTAATGCCCTTGATTCTGCCTGCCATGCGATATCACCTGCCTTTCGCATGGGTATAAAAAAGCACCTGCTTTTCAGCAAGTGCTTAGTGTATATTCATAATTTATGCAATCCTAATATTACCTTGGACGGCAGTAATGATAATCGAGCATAAACTCAAATTCATATCCCTGCGGATTGCTTTTGAATTCTTCTCTTTTCTGAAGATCAGTGATAAACTTCTCTGCAATCCCCGTATCGAGATTTTCATTTTCGATCTTTTCAAGAGACCACAAGAAATCTTTCAGTTCTTCTGCTTTGGCTTGGTTTGTCACCTCGTAGCCTTCCCACCACGACCAGTCTCTTTCCTTAGTGAGTTCTGATTCCAACACACAGCATCTACTAAATATATAAGAACATATTTCACGCAGAGCAGCTTTGGGTGCAAAGACAATAGCATTTCCTTCTGCACCCTCTGTAATCGGATATTCCTTTCCGGTATACTTACTGCATATTTTGAAAAGAGCGACCGGAATATCAAGGAACATACTGCTGTTCCACCAGCAGATTTCTTCATAGCCGTCATAATCACTTGCAGGCGCAGGAATCACTTTCGATCCGGAGATGATATCACCGGTTCGCTTGTCCTTGATGCGCATACTGATATCAAAATCAAAGCTCATTTTTACCCCCCTGAACTTCATCCACAACTGAATTATAGCATAGCAGGGAGAAAAAGTCAATCAGAGTGATGCGGTATTGTTATTGTTTCTTTCAGGCTTTTGTGTTTCAGTTCCCTCGGCTCAAAATGGATCGCACTGTAAAACAGATGCATCACAGCACCAGCGCCGAAGGTAGAAATGAGTGTACCGATACCTACAGCGCCGCCGAGCAGCCAACCGATCAGTGTAACGAAGGCAAACAGCAGTATCTCAACCACACCTATGGGTATCTTAGGCAGCCGTTTCCCGATTGCTATGAGTAGCCCATCCTTCGGACCGTAGCCCTGTTGCGCCTTCATATATACATACATTCCCAGAGCAATAAACAGGAAGCCGAACAGCATATATACGATTCCGAGCCAAAGGCTGTGGTTTTCGGGATAGGGAGAAATATGATAGAAAAGCTGTGTCAGATTCCCGGTGATAACGGCGTCAAGCAACGCTGCAAATCCGATACGCTCACGCAAGAGTAGCTGTAATATAACCGCCGTGAGAGATATCGCCACCATAGCACTGCCATAATTCAGCGGTGCATGACGGGATATCCCCACAGCGAGACAGTCCCACGGTGCAAGCCCAATATTGACATAGATGGTAAGATATACACCGAAGGAGTAAATTGAAAGTCCGAGGAGTATCCGCAGCAGACTGCTGAACGGTTCAAAATTTATCCATGTCGATTTGAGTCGCTTTGTAGCTGTAAGTCGCTTCATCATTGTCCCTTTCGATAAACATTTCGTTGACCATTCCGATGGTGAGCAGATCAAGGTCGGAGAGTGTCAGCCCGATCTGCACACATCGGAGGAGGAACAGCGGCGTTGTCATCTCGCGGTCAACTGGGCGAGATTTTTTTTTGACTCTGCCTGTGTCTCCAGATTCATGCCCCACAGCTCGAAAAGCTGCGGCAGCACCTCGTAGATCGAGAAGCAGTTGAACTGTTCGAGCCAGTCGTCCGGGCTGTCGGGAACGTTCTCCGGATCGGCGTGCTTCGCCATCGTCCATGCGATATTCTCGAAGACCTCAAGGCTCTCGATGCCGAGACCGGAATCCTGCTCATCGCTTTCGTCCACAGAGTCCTTCAGTGCGGCAAAATCCTTGAAAATGTCCTTACGGAACTTCGCACGGTAAAGGCGAGGCAGGGTTGCGCTCGCCTTGAAAGGAACATCGATACCGTCAACAGTGATGATTTTCTTGATAGCCATATTCTCTCCTCCGAATCAGTCAGTTGTAGTGGATGCGGCAGTGCTGCTCTTGGTGGAAGATGCAGAGCGTGTGCCGGTGCTGTTGTTTGTGGTCGCAGCGGTCGGGATATACACCGCATTATACCAGTTGTCATAGGTGGTCTGGTCGGTGCTTTCACAGGTCTTGGACTTCACCAGACCGTCAGGAAGTGACGTTGCCTTCATCGAGAGAGTCTCCGTCTTGACCTCAGTGGACTCCTCTGTAGTGGAACTCTCGGTCGAGGGACGGGATGCCGAGCAGCAGTACAGCACATGACGGATGTGGTTCTTGTCGCCGTTGAACTCGAAGAGCAGTGCAAACTGCGAGGTCTCGGCATCGTTACGCTCCACAAGAACACCCTTGCTGTCGAGCTGCTCACCGAGGATCGTAGTGGCGAAATCGGTGGTGATGAGCGCCACCTCAAGGTCACCCTCGTAGCCAGCATTGTTGTTGATGACATAGTACACGCCGTTATCAGCAAAAAAGTTCTCGTTCTCGCCGTTGGCATCGATAGAAAGCGACACCGCACCGGGCAGGCGCACCGGCGTTGCGAATGTCGGCACACCCTCTTCCGACCATGCCGTGATTTTTGCATAATGAACCTTGTTCAGACCGAACTTGACTTTGTTTTTCTGAAGTGCCATTTTTCATACCTCCATGATATAGAGGACTTCGTAGAGCCGTTCAGACTCTATCCATACCTCTGATTTTGTGTAATAGATGTTGTGCTGTGTCAGCACTTCCTCCACACGCTGTTCCGTATCCGGCGATTTTTCATCCGTATAAAGCTCGATGTGCAGCTCTTTGAAGCTGTGGTACATGAAATTATCTGCGGAAAAGGTATCCTCGCCGAGAGACAGAAACAATGTGAAGGGCGGATCGGGGCTTTCACCCTCTGCGAAGTGATGATACGCAAATGGCAGCCCGATCTCCTGCATCATCTCATTGATCTCTTCGTAGCTCACGATAACTCCTTCTTGATGAGCGTTTCGAGCATATCTGCACCGTTTGCTTCGGCAGGAGCGATATGCGGGATAGCCGCAACTCTGCCGCCGCCCCTTTTCGCATGACCGTGTTCCAGCAGATGTGCGATCTGATAGCGGTTCTTGCTGTGAACGGTCATTTCAAGGCTGTGGCTGTTTTCCTTGACCTTTTTTGTAGCCCAGCTCTTTTTGTATCTGCCGGACTTTTTCGGAGCATTGGCGGAAATTTCGTTCTTGACTGCGGTCGCTGTCTTTTTCACAGCCTTTTTCATGGCTGTATCGGCAAGCTCTGCGTATTCCGTCAGCCCTTTCATGACCTCCGATGCCAGATCGTCAATAGATGTCATCCTTCGCACCTGCCTTTCTGGATTCGCAGATCAGCTTCATATAGTCCTGCGTCTGGTAATTCGGCACAATGCCCTTGATATCGTAATCCAGACCGTCAAAACGGATGCGATAAAGCGTTGAGGACATTCTTTTTGTCTGCGGAGTTTGTCG